ATACCGTTGAGAAATCCATTCAAGAAGCCAAAGGAGAGATTAAAATGTCTGATCACCGCTTCCTCTCTCCCCGCGTTTCCGCAGGTCAGACCCTATCGCGCGCGCGTGACGTCTAGCGACTTAGTATAACTAAAACCTATTGAACTTGGGAGGTTGGCAACATGTCCGACGAGCGTGGACCACTTGAGTCGGCCGTTATGGCCGCCGTTGAGGCCGACGGGATTGACCCTAAAGGTCCTTATGGTGCGCTTATCGCACTTTGTTGTACGTACGCCAAACAGATTGACCGCGTCCCCGTTGACGCGGGCCAAGAACGGACCAAGACACTTTACCTTGGTCCCCACCTCTCCTCGGGACTCAAGGAACTCGGACTAACCCCCAAGGGTAAAGCCGAACTCGAAAAGGAGTACGCACAACGACGCGCGGCCGAGGCTCAAGTGGCCGGGGAGACACCAACCCCCGGCGCGCCGGGCGCCAAGGGTGACGAGTTGGCACGTATTCGACACCGTCGTGGCGGCGTTGCTTAAGGGTAGGACCGAGCCTCGACTATACCCGGCGCCGTTGAGGCCGTTGACCCCCGAGACCTCGTTGGGGTTTGAGGTTATCGAGTTTGCCGAGGACGTCTTGGGCCTCACGTTGAGGCCATGGCAAAAATGGTTATTTATCCACGCCTTGGAACTCGACCCCGATTCCGACACGTATGACTTTAGATTTCGTACGGTCATTGTCGAGGTGGCGCGCCAGAATGGTAAGACGTTGTGCATGGAAGTCCTTGGACTTTGGAAGTTGTACGTCGACGGGTGTTCCGAGATATTGTCGGCCGCTCAAGACTTGAGTGTTGCAGAAAAGACACTTAAGGAGGCGTTCAACCTAGCCAAGACACGGGACGCCTTACGCGCTTACTTACCATTTCGTATGGAACGAGGAGAACTTGTCCCGTACATGAGAACGGCCAACGGTGGCAACATGATTCAATTGGCCGACATTCCCTCCTCGTATCCCGAGGACGTCTTGGACGTGTCGGGGACCATGCCTAGTTGGTACGTTGTGGCGACCAACCGAGGCGGTGGCCGTTCCTATTCGGCCGACATGGCTATGTTGGACGAGCTACGTGAACACCAAACGTTTGATTCATGGAACGGTATTGTCCCGGCCACGCGTGAACGACCCCGTAACCAAGTGTGGGGGTTTAGTAACGCCGGGGATAAGAAGTCGGTGGTACTCAAGAAACAACGTACCAATGGTCTACGTGCGATTGAGTCCGAGGACCCCTCGACGCGTACCGCGTTGTTCTCATGGTCGGCCCCCGATGGTTGTTCTATTTTTGACCCCGAGGGGTGGGCCATGGCTAACCCGTCCCTTGGGTACGGTAACCGTACCGAGCGTGACATGTTGGCCGACGCCGAGAACGCTATGGACCCCACCGACCCCGAGGGGAGTGTGGCGACATTTCGTACCGAGTACCTTTGTCAGTGGGTCGAGACCATGGAAGTGGGCAAAATTGACCCCGAGGTATGGCGGGCGCTTACCGACGAGGAGTCGGAACGTGCCGAGGGTACCTCGGTGTATGTTGGCGTGGATGTGGCGCCCGACGGTAAGTCGAGCCATATTAGCGTGGCGGCCGTACGTCCCGACGGTCGAGTACACGTCGAGGAGGTGGCCTCACGCGCCGGGTACGAGTGGGTGCCCGAGTGGTTTACCCAACGCCTTGGTGGGCCGTGGTTTACCGGGGAGGTTGGAATACAGGTCAAGGGCGCGCCGTCGGCACCGTTGGCGGCCCTCCTCGAGGACACCGAGGGGATTACCGTAAGGTCATGGCAGGGGTCGGACATGCCGACCTCGGTACTTGGTTTCTACCGCGCTATTAACTCGGACATGGTACGCCACCGGGGCCAACCCGGCCTTAACGCGGCGGCCGAGGGTGTACGAGATAGGCGCGCGGGTGATGTGTGGATATGGGGCCGGGGAGACTCGGTCGGTAACGCGTCCCCGTTTATCGCGGCCAACATTGCTTGGTGGCTTATGCGCGCGCCGGCGTCCGAGGACGCGCCACGGTCGGCGTATGAGGATTACCCCGACGACCCGGCCGTACAGTATGACAACGACAATGACGATTACGACAACGACGAGGGTGGTGGACTCCTCCTCGTCTAAAGGAGGAGGTGTCCATGGGTGTATTGCAGAAACTTGGGTTAACTCCCACGCGGGGTTATTCCAACTCCCAATGGGGTGGCCTACCGTGGGAACTCTCGGGGCCGGTACTTGACTCGTTGGCGTTGTCGACGCGGTCCATGTCGGTTGAGCAATTGTGGCGGGAACAACCACACTTACGCACGGTGACAACGTTTATTGCGCGGTCCATTGCCACGGTGAAGTTACACGCGTACGAGCGCGATGACGACGACGGCCGGGTACGCCTTAAGACGGGTAAGTTAGCGCAGATGTTACGCACTACGAGCGCTAACACGTTGACGTACGACCTCCTTTACCGCGCCCTTATGGACCTTTGTTTGTACGACGAGTTCTTTTGGATTGTCGGCGGTGACGTCGGTGACCGGTATGAGATTCGACCCCTCCCCGTGAGGTGGGTACGTACACGTGAGTGGTCCGACCGGTGGACACTTGAGGCCGTATGGATTGACGACGATAATAACGGCCACCCTATTCGGGTACCGGCCGACCGACTCATTCACGTACATGGGTATAACCCCACGACCCTCAAGGAGGGTACGTCCCCGGTTATGGCGTTACGAGACGTGTTGGCCGAACAACTTGAGTCGGCGGCATACCGTACACAGTTGTGGCGTAAGGGGCCGCGCCTTGGCGGGTTTATTTCTCGTCCCAAGGACGCGCCCCAATGGTCGAACGAGGCGCGTGGCCGGTTTAAACGTGACTTCCAAGCGGTATACAGCGGCCGGGGTAGTGGCGCGGGTGGTGTTCCGGTACTTGAGGACGGTATGACGTTCTCGGCGGTACACCTCTCGGCCAAGGACGAGCAATTGGTGGAGACGGCCAAGTTGTCGTTGGCTACGGTGGCACAGGTTTACCACATTAACCCAACGATGGTTGGCCAATTGGACAACGCCAATTATTCCAACGTTCGTGAGTTCCGTAAGTCCTTGTACGGCGATAACTTGGCGCCGTATATTCGTGTCATTGAGGACGTGTTTAATTCCATTCTCCTCCCACGACTTGGGGAGGATAACGAGCGGGTGTACGTCGAGTTCAACTTGGACGAGAAACTACGCGCCAATATGGAAGAACGGGCGTCCATTCTTACCTCCTCGGCGGGCCGTCCATGGCTTACCGTTAACGAGGTACGCGCCATGGAGAACTTACCCGCCGTTGACGGCGGTGACTCCTTGGCCATGCCACTTAACACCGGTGTGGCCGGGGAGGACACCGAGGAGGAGGGGTCGACAACGGCCCGTCCTCCTCAAGAATACGACCCCGACCCGGCCGGTAATGAGGAGGCGCCGTTGTGATTGTCTTAACCTCATACGGCTATACCAAGGGTGAGGCCGGCGGGCGTCCGACCATTACGGTCGACGCGTCCGAGTGGCCGGGTATCCCTCGGGGTATGCACCACCTCACCGGCCTTAACCGTGCGATACAAACGCACATTATGGCCAACCCACTTGTACGACAGGTGGTTACGTTGCTTATTGCTCATGTGGATACCTTGACCAATAACCTCACCGACGAGGACACGGCCGTGTCGGTGGGTGTCCGATGTAAGGACGGGCGCCACCGGTCGGTGGCCGCCGTCGAGGTTATGTACAAGGCACTTACCGACAAGGGACACCGAGTACGTGTACACCACCGAGACTTGGGGGCAAACAATGGCTAAGTTACATATGGTTGTTGGTCCACCGGCCGGGGGTAAGTCCACTTACGTGGACAACAACGCCCCGGCGGGTACGCCTCGGTTCGATTTCGACAAGGTGGCCGCGCTCGTCGGTGGTGTTGAGTCGTTTGACTCGACGCCGTCGGCGGTGGCCGAGTTCGTGTTGGCCATGCGTCGAGGTCTCCTCGGGTGGCTACTTGACCCCGAGACCGTCCAAGACACCGACGTGTGGGTGGTCAACCCTAACCCGAGTGAGAACACCATTAGTAAATGGGTTCAAGCCGGGGGAGTGTTCCATGTCCTCGACCCCGGTGAGTCCGAGGCGTTGGCACGGGCAACACGACAAGGGCGCGGGGAGGATACCATGGCCGCAATACGGGCGTGGTATGCCGCGCCACCACAGATACCTAAAGACAACCGAGTAAAGGAGGGGACGCGTGGTATGAAACTTAAGAACATGGCCGTAAAGGTCAAGGAGGCCACCGAGGACAATGACTCCTCGGTTGGCCACATTAAGGCGTACGCCTCGGTGTTCGACAACGTCGACCGCCATGGTGACGTCCTACGTAAAGGCGCGTTTGCCGAGACAATTGAGGCGTGGCAGAAGTCGGGGAATAACATTCCCCTCCTTTATGGTCACGACTTTAGTGACCCGTTCGCCAACATTGGTACGGTCAAGTCCGTTGTCGAGGACGATTACGGCCTATTGATTGAGGCGACGTTGGACTTGGATAACGCCAAGGCCAAACAGGTACACCGACTCCTTAAGGAGAAACGCTTAACACAGATGAGTTATGCGTTTGACGTTCTCGAGGCGGCCCCGGCCAAGGTCGACAACGTCGAGGTGTACGAGATTACCAAGGCCCATTTACATGAGGTCTCGGTGGTCCCTATCGGTGCCAACTCGGCCACCGAGGTCCTAGCCGTTAAGGCGGCCGGGGACGACGTTGTTACTCGTTCCGAGTTCGAGGCGTTGGTGGAACGTGTTAAGGCCCTTGAGGCCGACGACACCGACGAGGAGGATAACGACGAGGACAATACCAACGAGGATAACCAGAATGAGGAGGGCGCCAAGTCCTCACAGTCCGACAACCATAACCGTGTCAACGCGCTAAAGATGGCCGTTGACATTATGACCCTCAATTTCTAAGGAGATACACATGGACCTCAAGTCCCTTATTGCCGAGTTCAAGGCTAAGGCCGCCGAGTACGGCAACAACCCGACCGATGAACAGATTAACGACCTTACCTCTCGTAAGGCCGCTATTGAGGAGGCCGTTAAGGCCGCTAACCGCGCCAAGGAGGTCAAGGACAACGCGTCCTTTATTGACTCTCTCAAGTCTCTCGAGGGCGGTGACGAGGAGGACAACACCGACAATGGTGGTGGCGTTAAGGCCAAGTCCCTCGGTGAGTTCTTTGTTAAGGCGGCCGGTGAGTCTCGTTTGAACAACTTGGCGGCCACTAACGGTACCGCTATTACCGACCTCCCCGAGTTCACCCCGGCTAAGTCCGACGGTGTACGCGCCAAGGCCGCGTCCGACCCATTCTCGGCCACCTCTCTCGGTGATAATTACATTGCCGGTTGGGGTACGCAGTACCAACGTGACATTGTCAACGCGCGCCGTGAACGTCTTGTAATTGCCGACCTCATGCCTAACTTGCAGGTGACCGCGTCGACCATTAAGTACCTCGTCGAGAAGTCTAATCGTATTGCCGAGGGTGGCTTTGCGACCGTGGCCGAGGGCGATAAGAAACCATACGTACGTTTCGACAATTTCGACATTGTCACCGAGTCCTTGTCCAAGATTGCGGGCCTCACCAAGCTCACCGACGAGATGGTTGAGGACCATGACTTTATGGCCGCGTGGATTAACACCCAGCTCCTTTACGAGTTGAGTGTGGCCGAGGAGTCGCAGTTGCTTAACGGCGACGGCGTGGGTTCCAACCTCACCGGTCTCCTTAACCGTTCCGGTTTGCAGACCATGGACGCGGCGTCGGTAGATGAACTACCCGACACCATTTACAAGGCCAACACGGCCATTTCCTTGGCCACCCCGCTTACCGGTGACGCGGTTCTCATTAACCCGGCCGACTACCAGTCCATTCGTCTCACCAAGGACGCCAATGGCCAGTACATGGGCGGTGGCTACTTTACCGGCCCATACGGCAATGGCGGCGTCATGGTTGACCCACCGTTGTGGGGTATGCGTACCGTACAGACACAGGCCGTACCGGTCGGTACCGTCGTTGTCGGTGCGTTCCGACAGGGTGCCACCATTCTCCGTAAGGGCGGTGTACGCGTCGACTCGACCCGTACTAACGTGGACGATTTCGAGAATAACTTGGTTACGTTCCGCGCCGAGGAGCGCTTGGGCCTTATGGTTCAACACCCGGCCGCGTTCGTCAAGGTCAACGTGGCGTCCGAGCCGGCCGCTTAATTACACGCACCTTAAGGAGGTAGTGACATGGCACGACTAGGTATCTATGAGGTCGAGGTGGCGCCGGGCGTTAAGGCTCGTTTGCAACTCGACCCCGAGGAGGCCGAACGACGTTACCCCGACGCGGTTGAGGTTAAAGTACCCGCCGACGGTGAGGTCAAGACCAAGTCGACACGTTCACGTACTAAGTCCACTAAGGAGTAACATATGACGGCACCAACCGAGCCGGTAACGGTACCGGAACACGGTATTACCCCAACGGTTGTTGCCGTGGCCTCCCGTGGCCAAGTGGTGGCCACCGACGTTAGCCAAGACGTTATTGACCATGTTGTTGAGTCGGTACGTCGGTTGTGTGGGTGGCACGTGTGGCCGGTACGTACCGAGGACGTATCCATACGAGATTATGGCGACGAGGCCGTGTTATTCCCGACCTTACGTCTCCTTGAGGTAACCAACATGGTTACCGGGGGCGTGGAGGTTGACCCAACACGGTATGAGGTGTATGAGGACGGGACCGTGGATATTCCATACCGCGCCCCGTATCCTTACCCGCGTAAATTGACGGCGACCATTACCCACGGGTTTGACAAGGCCCCCGGCCTTGTTGACGTTGTGGCGAACATGGTTGTCCGTTCGGTGGCGGGTACCGGTGACGGCGCCTTGTCCGTTGGCGGTGTCTCGTACAACTCGGGTACGGGCGTTACTCCCAAGACGTCCGAGTGGGTCATTATTGACAGATATAAACTTGGCCCCCGGCCTTAAGGAGGTATTGCCGTGTCGTTGATATTCAACCAAACCATGGCGGTACACCGGCGTCGGCGGGTTGAGTCTATTTACTCGACCGAGGAGGGTGACGGCGGGTA